TCTTCCAAAACGGCAATTTTGTTTGCGTTGCCGCTGCCGCCGAAGGTGGACTGCCAGCTCTCCCGCACACGCTGCGGATCTTTGATAGTACCCGGATGCTCCAGCACACCGCCGGGAGCGGCACCATTGGCGAAGAACTTAGCGCCGTACTCCTCACAGGCAATCGCCATGCCGATGGCATTCTTCGCCATAGCGATGGGGCTGTAGCCGACCAGACCGTCAAAGCCCAGGCCGGGGATGTGGAGTACATCCGAGGGATGAAGCGTTACGGCGAACTCCTTGTTTTTGATGGCTTCGTCCGAGCCACGGTAATAGGTGTAGTAGAGATGTCCGTTTTCATCTCTGTCCACCGACATCTTGTTGGGCATAAGCGGATACAAAGCAACGATTTCATTTTTACCGTTGCGGATGATTTGCGCGTAGGCGTTGCCCCAGAGGAGCAGGTGCGTCATGAGGGTTTCCCGGAACACGAAGGAACTCATCTCCGGGTTCGGCTCATCGTGGAGCAATCGGTAGAGCGGATGGTCAAGCGCCATTGCCTTTCCTCCGCTGTCCGTGTATTTGTATAGGTGCAGCGGCAGTCCAGCGACAGCTTCCGACAGGATGCGGACGCAGGAATACACGGCAGTCATCTGCATGGCAGACCGCTCGGTCACTGTTTTGCCGGAGGTCGTACCGCCCATGAAAAAGGCGTAGTTGCTGCCTGCCGTTCTGTTTTGGGGCTTGTCTCTAGATTTGAACAGGCCTGAAAAGATACCCATATAAACACTCCCTTCATATAAATAAAAGACCTCGACTGTCATACACAGACTCGGTCTTGTCATTGCCGCAGCGGATGGCTCTATCCAATGCCATAATCGTCGCCACGGCACCGTCGATTTTCTCTGTAGATTTTTCTTTGTCCGGCTTGATGTTTCCGGCAGGGTCAGAACGGATGAAGATATTGTCCATCATCCAGCGCAGAACCGGATGCCCAGCATGGGCGATTTTCTGCTCCAGCACCAGTTTCATCAGTTCCTTGGTGGGCGGGGACATATCCTTGAATCCCTGTCCGAAAGGAACGACTGTGAAGCCCATGCCCTCGAGGTTCTGCACCATCTGTACAGCGCCCCAACGGTCAAAAGCGATCTCCCGAATATTGAAACGCTCACCCAGGCTTTCGATGAACTTCTCAATGTAGCCGTAGTGAACGACATTACCCTCGGTGGTCTGTAAAAACCCTTGCCGCTCCCACACATCGTATGGCACATGGTCATGCCGAACCCGGAGATCAAGGTTGTCTTCCGGTATCCAGAAGTACGGCAGTATGATATATTTATCATTCTCATTTTCTGGTGGAAATACCAGAACGAAAGCCGTAATGTCCGTAGTGGACGAGAGGTCAAGACCGCCGTAGCAGACACGGCCTTCCAGATCGTCCTCGCTGACGGCAAACTCGCATTTATCCCACTTGTCCATTGGCATCCAACGCACCGCCTGTTTGACCCATTGATTCAAACGAAGCTGTCGGAAGGAGTTCTCCTCGCCTGGGTTTTGCTTTGCCGACTCGCAGGCGTCCTTCACCTTGTCGATGCCGACCGTGATGCCGAGGGACGGATTGGCTTTCTTCCAGACCTTTGGGTCCGTCCAATCATCACTTTCATCCGCACCGTAGATAACGGGATAGAATGTGTGGTCGATTTTGCGCCCCTCAATGATGTCCTTGGCCTTCTGGTGGATCTCATAGCAGATAGACTTCGTGTCGTTCCCGGCGGTGGTGATAAGGAAATACAGCGGCTGCATACGGGCATCGCCGGAGCCTTTGGTCATGACATCGTACAGCTTTCGGTTGGGCTGGGTGTGGAGTTCGTCAAAGACCACGCCGTGGGTGTTGAAACCGTGCTTGTTGCCAACATCAGCGGAAAGCACCTGGTAGATACTGCCCGTAGGCTGATAGATGAGCCTTTTCTGGGAGTCCAGGATTTTGACTCGCTTGGAGAGCGCTGGACACATCCGCACCATATCCGCCGCTACATTGAAAACGATGGATGCCTGCTGACGGTCGGCGGCGCAGCCGTACACCTCGGCACGTTCCTCGCCGTCACCGCAGGTAAGCAGGAGCGCCACCGCAGCGGCAAGCTCGGATTTGCCTTGCTTCTTGGGAATTTCAATGTATGCCGTATTGAACTGTCGGTACCCGTTGGGCTTGAGGACACCGAAAATGTCCCGGATAATTTGCTCCTGCCAGTCGATGAGCTCGAAAGGCTTTCTCGCCCAAGTGCCTTTGGTGTGGCACAGGCTTTCGATGAACATCACGGCATAATCCGCTGCGTCCTTATCGTAGTGAGAGGTTTTCTCCATGAACCGCGTGGGCTTGTAGTTTTTCAGTTTTCTCGTAATGCTCACCTCCAAGGCATAAAAAATAGCCGCCACCGAAATCGGTGCGACCTTCCGTATAACGAGCAGCAGCCCCTCTCGGAGCCGTTGCTTTGAATTGTTGTGACTTACCAGTTCTCGCTGTGGAGCAGAAGCTCCAGCGCAAGCTGCGTGTTCTCATCGTTGGGCTCAATGTCCCAGCCCCTGTCGTAATTGCAGACGATCTTGCCGTCCCGCTTGAGCGTCAGCTTGGAAATGCGTCCGCCGTCGATACCCCACTCGGACCCTCCGTCGTACTGTTTCATCCAGTAGTGAAAAACCTCACCGTTAACCTTGACGCTGCCTTCTTTCCACATGGTCGTTCCCTCCTTAGCGGCGTTCCAGGCGGATCGCTGGGCGCTGCGGGCGTTTGCCAGTCTGCCAATCGGTGTAGGTGGCGTTGACCTCGGTCATGCCCGCCATTTTGAAGCCCAGCTTGTCAAAAGCTGCAAGGGTGGGAATCAGGTCGGAGAAGGTGCTGCTGATCGTAAACTCGGTAATGCCGCTGTCGGCGAAGGTCTGGGCGATGGCTTCGATGTCATAATCCCAAATGACGTCGCTGAAATCGATGAGCTCATTGCCTGCGTCAATGCTCTTGCGGTATGCCCAGAATGCGGTGCTGTTGATGCCGTAGTCCTGCAGGCGTTCTGCCCGCTCCGCAATGGCTCTCTCAAAAAGTTCAATTTTCTTCATGGTGGTTTCCTCCGTTCGTTTTGTTGTGAGTGTATATTACCTCTGAAGTGCGGATATATCCAGTCATTTCAGCGGCATATAGTTCACAATCAATCGGCGGGGAAACTGTGTTTTTTATAGCTTATTCCGAGCGGCGGCAGCGGTGGATCGCGGCAAGGATCTGTTCCTGTTCTTCTGGCTTTACGCCGAGCGTGTCGAGCGCCTGCCGTGTGCCGCAGTCCGGGCAGATGAGGGTCTCATTGTCCACTCTGGAAAGTGCGGGCGGCTCAAAGTAGGACTGACCGCATCTGGGACAGACGAAAAGCCGCACTACATTATTTTCTTTCATCATCGTTCCTCCCCACATTTCAAATAAGCGTCCAGCAGCCCCGCCCAATCAAAGCCGAAGTCATCGTAGCCTTGGATACAGGTCTGCATATAGGAAATGGACGGGATGCCGATGGGCCGGTTCTCGTACATGATGTACACGAATACCCGGCGCTTGCGGATCTTGCCCGTGCGGATACCCTTGACGGGCAGCGTCAGTTCTTTCTTGTAATAGAAATTCGGAAAGCCCTCGTAGCGGTCGAGCGTCTTTTCGTCCGCTGGAGTGACCTCCCACACGCCGACCGGCACCGAACTACCCGGCTTCTTTTCGACCGTGAGGTAAGAGCCTGTTTTACTTCCCTTGAAAAGCAGCTTGTGGTCTTCCAGGACGGATGTCCCGATGATCCGTGCGGAGGGGCAGCGCATCCGCATCTGCTGAACATTGAGGTTGCTGCCATAGGCGATGTAATAGCGTTTTTCCATAAAAAATCTCCTTTCTGAAGTTGCCTTCTACCACCGAAAGCCCGCTATCTGCGGGTTCGGGGGCCTCTGGGCGGCGTCCTTCAGGCGGCTGCTCTGCCGTTTCGGAAGGCTGCGTCCCCGTCAAGGCGCTTCGTCAGGAGCTCTCTTGCGGTCTTGAACTCCTCGCCGATAAAGCCAAGGCGAAGGAGCCAGGTGCGCATTGCGTATTTGGGGTTTTCATTCTGCTGGGGTCTGGGGCTTGCTGTCCGCACCGTTTTTGCCATCTGGCTGAGTGCGAGGCAAAGCTGAATGTAGCTCTTGAGCTGTCCAGCGTGAAGCCCGTTCTGCTTGCCGTCTGCCGGAGCATCGAACTGGAAGAGCCGGAACTCGACCGTACCCTTGGTGAACGTGGCATGGAGGTTCAGCATGTGGTAGCGGCTGTCGTTGTAATGCTGGCTCCTGCCGTAGTCGGCGTTCTGGCTGCCATACCAAATGTCTGCAAGTTCTGCCATTGTGGTGGGCTTTCTGCGGTTCAGCCGTTCCAGGAATCTGGGGTCGACCGTGCGGCAGTAGCGGCTGATGCGGCCTCTGTCGAGGTCCAGTGCGCTTGCAAGGAGATCTTCGTGGCTTGCCATGATGTTGGCGAGGTTCCGAAGCGTCTGCGGTGTGTGGCCTTTGGCACCGATGTGAATGTGAACGCCGCAGCCTCTTGTGGCATCGCTCTTGGCTCCGGCTCTGCGCAGGCGGCGAATCAGTTCCTGTAGGGTCTCCATGTCGGCGTAGGTCAGGATTGGGGTGACCATCTCGCACTTTTCGCTGTCCGGCCCTGCGATGCTGACATCCTTCTGGAATTTCCATTCGCGTCCGCTCTCGTCCCAGGCTGACCAGGTGCAGTACCCGTTGCGTCTTGCGGTGTCCTTGTATCTGCCTGTGCCGAAGAAGTCGGCGGCGAGCTTTGCGGCGGCCGGTCTTGTAATACTGTTCATCTCGACCTCGACCCCGATGGTCTGCTTTTTCATTTCGGCTACCTGGTTTTCTGTTTTCTGGCTCATTGTTGTGCCTCCGTTTTTGGTTTATTTTCCCTTTCGGTAGTCACATATTACCTCTGAAAGCACACTATATCCAGTTAATTACGAGTCATAAACTACACGATATTGTGGCTGAGAAACTGTGTGTATTACAGCAGTTTACGGCAAATATCCTCGCCGTAGGCAACGCTCAGACCGCAGCCGTTATCCCAGGCAACCATGATACTGCCAATATCATCCACACCTCGCACAGTGCCCTTTGTGCCAACAGGCGGTGCCTGGGGATCGTCCATCTGAACAAGCTCCACACGAGTGCCGACCGGGTATTCCTTACGGATGCGTTCGACTGTTTCCTTACTCGGAAATCTCATGCTGCGCACCTCCGTTCCTGAATGCCGAGGAGCCGGACAGGTTCTTCAGCAGTATCTTTCGTGCGGCCTTGTATTCCGCACCGATGAAGCCGAGCCGCAGGAGAAAGCAGCGAAATGCGTATTTCTCATTGTCGACGGGCTTTTCGGAAGAATTGACGCGACTTTGGTTCCGAGCCATCTCGCACAGCTTGCAGATGAAAGTGTCGTAGGCGTTCATTTCGTCTAGGGTGGGTGTTGCCGGAAACCAGGGGAAGGACACCTTCTTGTCCGTGACTTCCAGCGGCAGGTCATCCACACCGAGGGCTTTCTTGATAAGACCACCCTTGGTGGCAATGAGTGCCTTGAGGTTTTCCAGATTGCTATCGGTGAAAAGACTGCGAGGCATAGAAATGCAAATGCCGCAAGGCTCACCCCCATCGTCAGTGTGGCTCTGGTCAATGTCAAAGCCCTCATCGTAGATGTGTTCCAGCAATCTTTCAATGACCTCGCTGTCGGCACGGTTGTCAAAGGATAGGCTGCCGTTTCGGTCGATGGTGAAGTAGTCCACCTCATAGTTGAATGTAGGTGCGCCGCAGTACTTTGCGGGAACACCGAGCCAGTCGGAAATGGTCTTCACCAGCCGCTTGCGCTCCGCACCCTGGGCATGGATTGTGATCGTCATTTTCGTGACCTCCTCTAAATTTGGTAGTCACATATTACCGTCAGGTTCGGCATATATCCAGCTATATCTGCACATTTCCGGTGTAGATTATGTCGGGTCATTCTCGGCGTATAACTGTGCATACCACACGATCCCGCAAAGCACGAACCATACGCACGGAAGTGCCACGCCGTTGCCCCACATCTTATATTCCGCACTGTCGGAATACGGATCTTTCAGCCACTTGGCGACCTGCTTGTCGGATTTCATTTTGCAGCCGGTCACTTCGGAGTAGGTCTTGAAAACCTTATGCCAGAAGTACATTTCCTCATCGGTCGGCTTTTCCGTGCCGAGGTCGGCACACCAGTTGTCCGGAAACCCCTGGAGCCTGGCACATTCGGTGGGCGTCAAACGCCGGACGGTGTATCCGCTTTGGATAGCACCCGGCCCTTTTGCCACCAGTGTCGGCTGAAGCTCCTTTTCAAAGGTCGGAGCGAACTTGGCGTTCTGTCCCTGGTTGAAGGTGTCTCTGCCTATGCCGTAACAGACGGCGGTGGGGTCTTTGTAGTCCCGTGCGAGGACGGTCGGTGCTTTTTCCTTGGAGATCTGGGTGAAGCTGCCGGTTGTCATGCTGTACACGGCATGGCGGTCTAATCCCGAGGATTGAGTTATCCCGAGATTGCCTTGCAGCGGTTCACAAATCTCTTGGTTTTTCACTGC